ACATCTTCTGTGTCAACGTCCATCTCATCGATTTCATCTACATTCATAGTTTCATCTAAGTTTTCGTCTTCTTCAGATTCGCCAAGCTTAACAAGATATTCTGTATCAGAGTTGTTGTCAGTTAAGTGAACGTCTTCACCATCTTTTTTAACGATGATGCCGTCTTCTTCACCCATTGCTTTAAACACCTTAAGAATTTCTTCGTCAGAAGCGTCAGTTAAATCTATTGGACTTTCTTCATCAGATTCCATGTCCATATCAAATTCCATGTCCATGTCCTCTTCATTATCAGCATCTACATCCATATCAACATCAACGTCAACATCATCGTCAACATTAGAGTCATCTACGTCTGTATCTACGTCTAAATCAACCTCTTCTTCATCATCTTGTTCTGATAGAGATTCCTTTACTAATTGATTGATTTCTTCCTTCATAGTAGAAGCAAGTATTCCTTTTGCATTTTCGGCAATAGCCTCTTCAACATTTTTCATTTGAATGAGTGCCTCTTGTACTAAATTTTTATTTTCTTGCATGAAAAAATTGGTTATTTTAACTAATAAATAGTATCAAAATGAAAAAAATTCATTTTGTTTATACTGTTAGGTAAGATTTTTGTGATAATATAACACCCGTAACTGTAACATCTTCTTGTTGACCTATCCAAGTTTCTATAGAACTGAAATCAGTTGCAAACACAAAATAATTTGTGAATGTGTTGGTTATATTTGATTTCAGTGATACGTTGTAACAATTTTCACTTGAGGGGTCATTTACAACTACGTTGGTATTTGGTGAGAGATAGTTAATAATATTGATTTCTAACCCTGTTCCTTCACAATAAGCTAAACAAGAAGACCAAGAATTTGCGTTAATTATTTTACTAACGACTGTTCCTGAATTTGTAAGTTGAACTAAAAAATTCATATTTTTTTATTTAATAAATATCTACTAAACAAAAAAAGGTGACCATAAGGCCACCTTTGATAAGTTTTTAAAATTGATATTATTCGATTACTTCATCAATTTTACTTTCTGATACTGAAGTAATTCTCCAATCATGAGTGAAACCCTCATATCGTTTTGTTACTTTAGCTTCCACGTCTGTTACTGAAAAACCTTTAACAAGTTTTTCTTCTCTAATTTTTTTAATTTTTCCTGTACTGTCGTCAGGTAAATCGTACTGAATTTTTGCTACAAAGTATTTTTCGTCCATAATTTTATTTTCCTAAAAAATCGTTTAATTTTTTCATTAAGTCAACTGATTTTTCAGCAAAATCATTCGGTTGTTTACGATTTCTTTCTTCATCTAAGTTTTCTTCATACTTGGTTCTATCATCAGGATTCGAAAATAAGTAAGCACCTGGTGTGGACGGTGATGAAACTAAATCAAAACAAATTAATTCAAAATCGTCTTGAACTTCATTTCTTTCCCCAACCTTTTTTAAAGAACCAACACCTCTTGAAGATACTCCCATAGTAACACCTTGTCTCATTAAATTTGCTGCAATGTCTCCTTTTGTTGAAACAATACCTTTTTCATGAAATCCTGGTGATGTCAATAACTTAAGTTTACCCATTAAAATATTCTTGTCCCACCAAATGTCTGTAATGATGTGTGAAACTCTATCTAAGTCAATTAGTGAAGATTCTGGGTGATTTAACTCTGAAGTAGATAAACCTTTGGCAATTGTTTTCTTATAATTTTCCGCCTCTCTCTTAAGAATTCTTTCAGGATAGAATCTACCATTTCTATTTGGTGTATCATATTTTTGAAGTACCGCATAAAACTCAAATGGATTTCTATAATCTAAATTTGTCGCTTCTTTCAAAACTGACATATTACGTTCGTCTTTTGGAGAAACCCAACCCGCATCCATTTCAATTAAGATGCCATGACCAAGCTCGTTAGCTTCTAATATTCTCAAATTTTTCATCTAATCTTTTATGATAAATATACCATTCAACAATGTTTATTCAGTAATTGGTTTTTTTGAAATAGAAAAATCAAAATATTTGTTTTGATGAATGTTGTTTTTGAATACACATTTAACAATTTGTTTTATTGAATCTTTTATTTCGAAGGATTTAAAATCCATTTCAGATGTTGTATATAAATTTATTTCTAAATTGAAAAAGGATTTTTTCCCATGTGAAATTCCACTTGTTCTCAAGTCTAAATCAACTATGCTTTTTTCCTGAAAAATATTTTTATTTATTGAGTCGAAAACAGAATGTTTTATTTCTCGACCTAAATTCGAAACAACTCTATTCCAATTGTCAAATTCTTTTTTGGGTGTTACCCATGATTGAATGTTTATGTAAACCGATTTTAGGTTTTTTGAATCCACTGTTCCATATACTGATTTAATTGGATTGAACAATTGAAGCTTTACACTCTTTCCTTTTTTCATTAATTTTCATAATTATAAATGTTTATTTGTTTGTTAAAAAGTAACACTTATAACCATTAATGTCAAAAATTTTTGTAAAATAGCAGATATTTGTATAATATGATAATAGTAGAAATAAAAAACAACGACAACATTGAGAGAGCTTTGAAAACTTTAAAATCTAAAGTTATTAAAACGAAACAAACTCAAAAATTACAAGAGAGAAAAGAATACACTAAACCGTCAGTAGTTAAGAGAACAAAACTTTTGAAGGCAATTTATATACAAAAAAAGAAGAATCAATTAAATTGATTCTTCAAGGTTTTTTAAACGTATAAAATTCATTTGGTCGAACTTTTCAATTTTCAATTTGTCTATCGTTTCAGACAATTTTGTTTTAAGTTCGAATTCTTTTTCACCTTCCAAAATAGTTTGTAATTTTTTAATTGCACTTTCACGTATAGTTTCAAATTTGGTTTCCAAAGATTTCGTGTCTTCAGAAATAATTTGTAAAAATTCCTTTTTAGAATTTTCATCTAAAGTTTCAATGTAGTTTCTTAATGTTTGGTTTGCGATGCTAACCATTGATTTGACAGGAATGTTAATTGATTCTTTGATTGTTTCATTCTTAGAAGTTAGAATTGAAACAATATTTTTCTTAGCATTAACTCTTTCTAATAAATTTAATTTATTTGTATACACAAGAGTGTCAATATCAGAATATTTGTTTTTCACATTTTCTGATAAAGTTTTTGGCAATCTAATACTTGGAATTATTTTTTGTAATAAACTAACACCTTCTTCTAAATATTCTTTAGCAATTTCTTCTGATAGACCTTGGGCAGAACTTAATTGGTCATACAATGCGTATGCTTTTGACATGGATTTATCACTCAACACATTGTGCTTAAATTCTCTAAGAGACTTCTTAAACTCTTTCTCATTTTTGTAAGATTCAAGAAGATTGTTTTCAATTATGGATTTTATTGTTCCGAAGGTCATTTTGCTCATTTTTCAATAAATATTATGATTTTAATAACTTATCCAATTCTTTTGAAATTTCTCCTAAAGATTCTTGTGCCAATCCCAAGTCAATGAACTTTGAACCGTCAATTAGGTTATTTTCTACTAAAATATTAAGGTTTGCCATTTTACCTTCGGGTGCTAGTTCAGGTTCTCCAGCTGGTGGTGGTGCCTCTACTGTACCCCCCTCAGGTACCCCACCAAGTTCGTCCCCAACAGGTAACGGTGGTTCACCTCCAGGTAATGATGGTGGTGGTGCAGTTACTTCACCACTAGCAGTTGCTGCTGCCGCGTTTGCAGTATTTCCTGTAGTACTTCCATAAAGTTTATCGATATTGTCAAATAAACCTGTCTTAGTGATTACTGTAGGAGTTGCCTTAAGTTCTTCTCCAACAGCTCTCTCAATTCTTTGTTGTTGAAGGTCAAGTCTAATTTCTTCATCTGACCATCCAAATATATGTTTCTTAGCCCATGTAGATGATGTTGGTTGAATACCATTTCCTGGGTCAGCAACTAAATCTTTATACAATAAAACCTTTTCTTTCCATATATCTACCTTCAGTAAATCCGCTTGGGTTGAAGGATTTGTTAAACCTAAAGTAAAGTTAGATAATTCATCTTCGAATCCTAATAAAAACAAATGTACAATTGCAATCTTATTCAGTTCTTGAATCATACTTTTTTGGATTCTATTGATTGTACGAGCAAATCTAATATCCTGTAAAGCTAAATTTTTTCCATCACCAACAACTTCTTCAAATCCTAAGAACGCCTTAGGAACACGAAGAGCATTCAATAATTTCTTTTGAATATATTCAATATCGGCAATCTCAGATAAGTTTGTAGCACCTGGTAATGTTGTAATTGGGTCAGGTGCTGCAGGGTCTCTAACAGGGATGAAATAATCTTGGTCTACCGCCATTTGATTGAATCTCATATCCACATTACCTGTCTTACTATCTACAATTTGTTCTCTTTTGAATTTGTTGGCAACACGTTGTACATATGCTTCAACATCATCGTCATTCATGTTTCCAACGAACACTTTAAACATTCTTCTTTCAGGAGCTCTTGATGTACGATAAATTAACATCGCGTCTTCTGATAATAAAAGTTGTTTCCAAATTCTTCTTGCTTTCTCCAACATGGAAGTACCATATGGAAGTTTTCTATCGTCACCTAATAATCTGAAGTGAGCAATCTCCCATGATTGGAATTCCATATTTTTGTTCTTCCAAGTGAAGTGAAGGGCTTTCTTATCCTTGTCTAATTCTTTTGTGATGTCAACCGAAATCTTTGCACTAACCCCAACCTCATGTCTTTCAATTTCAATTGTCGGTAATTGTTGTACACCCACTACTCCTTTCTCAGGGTCTAATTTTAAATAAACAAAGTTGTCACCATACTTACAA